CTTACTCGATAGACGGTGTATTGCTGTCTCCCTATCTTGACAAAACTGAGCGATAGAAAGGCCAGATCTCCACAAGGGTTCTTTGACAGAGTCTTGGTTTTTGTAAATAAAACTAAGTTGTTGGCAACCTTTCCCATTTTTTGCTTTCAACATTATGTTGTGGAACTTCGATATACGATTACCTATTAACGCCCGGGTAGTATCATCGAGTGCTTTTTTGTTGCTCGGGGTTAGGGTCGCCATAAAGTTAAACCCGACTTTGTCTTTGAACACGCCAAACTCCAGCGGCTCGGACAACGACATGGCTACAACTTTATAGGGCGCTTCTTGGTTCTTGAAATTAAGTGTGTCGGGTATCCGCAAGATGCGTGCGGCATCCGAAGTTACAGAAGGGTCAGCGTGAAGGTCCTTCTCAGCACATAATTTTTTAAACGCTTCGGCAACGGGTTTCCACTCGTTATACGACACCGTTTCAACTAAAGGCCAGTATGCGTGTATCCCTCGGCCCGAATTAATCAGCGTTGGTTTTGGTAGCCCTACTGTTTGGCAAAACTGTTTTAAAGCAGTCAGTGCCTGTGCTTGTCCTTCGTACTCTTTCCCCTCACCACAATCTAAATCAAGCCAAAATGCTTTAAACCATTTAGCATTCTTTGCTGTCCGCCCTTCGTCAGTCTCAAATTTAGCGCAACCAAAGTAGACATCGAACTGCTGCTCTACCAAAGTGTTTGCTAACTCATCAACTTCTTCCAGCGAACTTACAAATGTCTGCCGTGGAGTGCCCCTTTTTAACCCTACCACACAGTACAGGCCGTCTGTAGGCAAGACTGCGGAGAGAAAAAGATTCCTTGAGGTCATACGCTCTCAATAAAAAATTTGTTAAGAATGGCTTACGCCAACTTATTTATGTATTTAGCAATGGCTTCTTCTTGCCGCCAATTAGGATTTGCTTTACCCGTAAACCACGCATAAATCGTAGGCCGGGTTACACGAAATTCCTTAGCAATCTGTGTCACTGGGATACCAGCCTCAATACAGGCTAGCCCCAGTTGAACACCGATCTTATGCTTTGGCGCACGTCGAACCGCTCTTACAAGAGCAACTGTGTATCCAATCATTTTTAAAAGGGGCTGATGCCCCACCCCTTTTAGTTGGCCCAGTCGTCGAGAAGTTCGCCCACATCTTCTTTAGGTGCAGCGTCTTTTTTCTCACGCTTCACGGGTTCCTTGATAGGCTCGGCAGGCTTTGCTGCTTTAGGCTCCGATTTGGGTTCGGCGGCTGGTAAAGCGGCAGGCTGCGCGGCACCATCAAGCGCGGCAGGAGTATGACCGATAGCCTTTTGAGCCTCAGAAGTTTTGCTAAGTTCTTGTACTTTAGCGATTTCTTCTTCAGTCAAAGGACGGATGGCCTTGAACCCCAGTTTGGGGGAAGAACTAGTGGTATCAAAACGGATCTCAGTGACCACGTCTGTTACGTTTAGGTTATGACTACCCAATAGTTCGGCATAAGGTTTGATACCCAATTTGCCATTGTCTGCGTTCCACAAAGAGTTTGCTGGAATAGTTAGTTGGTACACATCACCATTCAAATCGTTCTCTAAGGACACCGCAACACGACGGCTGTACCGGCAAGCACGCTTACCATTTGGCGCAGACCCTGCCTGATTCTGAGGGCAATCCACGCAACGCTTGGACTGAGGGTTCTTGGCCTTTGCATCCGGGTAGTCCCCGTTATTAGACCAGCAGTCGGGAGCAGATATTTTCTGGCCCTCTACAAACTTCTCAGCATAAAACGTCCGTGAGTCTTTGGGAGCCGCTGAAACAATGATGACATTCATTGCACGTTCTTGGTTCTGTGCAACTTCTTCGCCGTCTACAATCATGCGGAATACACCCGCCTTGATCGAGATGCGTTTACCTGCTGTTGCGCCAGCACTGCTTTGCACACCCATAAGTGATCTGGTTGCTTCGTCCAACTCTTTCTTTTGCAAGTGAGCCGGTATACCGCCTTTAAAAAGTTCTAAATCTGACATGACTACTCTCCTTAAAAATTAAGACATACGAGTTACAACAACGGTTTGCTTGCTATCCAGATTCAAACCTTCTGGCATGAGATCTGGGTTTTCCTCAAGGAACTGATCCATTGCATTGTTTGTAATGCGTTGATGCAACAAATGAAACGCATCGTTCTCCTTGATGATTTGGTAAAGCGCAGGCCAATTAGAGGTCCAGTAACGCTTCATGATACGACGGGTAACGCGCCCTACAGTTGGGATCGTGATATTACCACCAGCATCGTTGCATCGAGTAAGAAGTTCTTCTTCAATCATGCTTTGTTTTTCAGCACGTTGCTTGATTGCTTCTTTGTGCTCGCGCTCCAATACTTCAATGGCATCACGAATTTTGATGTAGGATTTTACTAACTGCTCAGTACTTGCCTTTTTCAGGCAATCCTGAATAGACATGCTTTCTTGATTCATAACACTCTCCTGTTTTTTTCTTAATTGTAACACTGCTCTTTACATTGTCAAGAGTCTTTTTTAAGATAAAAGTTCCGTATACATATCTGTAATCTTTAAATGTACGTCTACCTTGTCCTGCAACATTTTGTAAAGTTTGCGTTCTACTGGGCTACCTTGCAGGTGAATTACCGTTGTCGCATTCTTTTGGCCTGCACGGTGAACCCGAGCATTTGCCTGTAGGTAAGTCTCCACTGACATAACAGGACTCCAGTACACTATGGTGTCTGCGGCATGTAGGGTTACCCCGTGGCTGGCGGCTTGCGGCTGGATAATTAACACGCGGGGATCTTTTTCTTTTTGGAATCTTTCAAAGATCTGGGTGCGTTTCCCGGCTGATACTCCCCCGTGAATAGTATCCACGGCATAGCGCTTTTTCAGGTGTTCCGTAATGATTTCAATAGCGTGGCGAAACGGTACAAACACTAGGACTTTGTGCGACGCCTCGTCAATTACTTCCTCCAGCACTGACATCCGGGTCCCTGCGTCAAACTGGACCACCTCACCAGTATCCGAATAGACTGCGCCCCCTGACAATTGAAGCAATTTATTGAGGTTGGCTGCGGCATTGATTGTAGTTATCTGCTCTCCTGCGGCGCTGACCAGCATTTCCTTGCGCATAATCTCGTAGTACTTAGTTTGCTGGGGTGTAAGCGGCACGTCCCGGGTGACATAGGTCATCTCTGGTAAGTCTAGACACTGCTCCTTGGTGAACCGTATGGCAGGCTGTAGCGCGTCGTGTACCACCGTGTCGGCGTTGGGCTTGGCTATCCATCGAAACTGGCTAACCTTGTAGAGGACCATATCTCTAAAGAGCGTCATGTACTTCGGCACGCGGTCAGGAGAGACCAACTTTGCCAGCCCATAGGCATCGAGCGGCGACTGAGACGCGGGGGTACCTGTCAACATCCACAGCCATGTCTCGGGCGTAATTAGACGGTTTAAAACCTTCCAGCGTTTGGTCTGCGGGTTCTTGTAGGCGTTGGCCTCGTCCACAACAATCAAGTCAAACTTTGCTTTGCTAATGTCATCAGCAACAATCTCAACCCCGTCAAAGTTAATGACTACGAACTCTGCTGAACCCTCGATAATTGTTTTTCTTTTGTCTCGGTTACCGTAGGCTACGTCCACCGAACGGTGCATGGCAAACTTAAAAAGGTCTGCACGCCATGCCGACTCCATGATTGATAGCGGACAGATAACCAAGACTCGCTTGATAAACCCAAGTGTCATCAAATAGTCTGCGGCCCAGATGACGGAGCCTGTCTTGCCGGTCCCCTGCTCGTTGAAGCAAAAGCCCCGCTTGTGCAGGGTTAGAAAAGACGAAGTTGTTTTCTGGTGGTCAAACGGTTTATACAGACCGTTCCATTTGTAGTTACCCAGAATAGGCGACGGAACATTTTTAATGTTCAGATTTTTTAGCACCCGGGATTCTTCCAACCCCCAATGCACAAGCACTTCGTAATGATCTGGATGCGCCGCCATTACCCTGCTTTTAGGAATAACTTTGGTAATCCGTTCAGCGTTTTTTACTTTTAGTAAAAGCGCTTTATTTTCTAATATTTTCACGCACTCTCCGATAGCCAAGCCTCCAAAAGCGGTGTCCGCTTTCGGATAAAAATAAAACTACAACAGACTACAATTACTTCTTTTTACGTTCCCGCGAACTGATCTCAGAGATCAATGCACGTTTTGAATCCCGATCAAATGAGCGATTCTCAGAGGCTGGAACCACCTTGGTCCTACCATTAGCACCGCCTTTAGAAATAGCCGTAACGTGATGCACGTCCGTGCCATCCCCCTTGCTAGCCTTACCATCACGGATAGCCTGCCTGCGTGCCTTGTTGCGTAGCGCACGTTTCTTTTTTTGGTCATCAGTGCCTTGATATGTAGCGTATTCACGCTTGTAATCCCTAGCCATGCTACCCCCTTCCGTTATGCACACAGTTTAGTACTGCGCACCAATTCTTGCAAGTAAAGTTGCGCTTGGGGTTCCATACTCCGGACTCAATAGCCACCCCTAGCCGCTCAACAATCGGGTCAAATTCAGCGAAGTAATCGTCTCGCTTAGTAACCTCGTACTCTTCCGTAACAAAATCTTTAGCGATAACAAACAGCAGTCCAGCCTTAATCTTTTTTACGTAGGGGAAATGCACAAAGGCCGCTGCCGCCAACAGTTTTAACTGCTTCATGTCGGCATACTGTGCGCTCTTCCCGGTTTTGTAGTCCACCAGCCGTGCTTCGTTTTCTTTTTTATTGATAACAAGTAAGTCAGCGATTCCACGGTAATAGGCGTCAGGGTCAAAAAAGTTTGTCATGTGATACCCCGCTGGAGAACGCTTCACCCCCATCTGGTACTCGCAATACTTCTCTCCCGGGAGAGCCTTTAGTTTCTCAAGCAAGGGCACCATGAAAGCATACTTTTCTGGCATCTCTTTGTTGTCCCGCACAAATTCTTCAGCGGCAAGATGCAGATCTTTGCCATACAACATGGCCTGAGACTCCGGCTCTTTGATGTCCTTGACTACCTTTAAGTGGTAATACTTCTTTGGACACTGATCAAAGAGCGAAATAGAGGAGTAAGACCACGTAGGAATTTTCATTCTTTTATATGGCTTTTTACAGCCGCTCTCATTAGTCGTAGTTCAACGATTGTCTGTTCAATTGTAGACGCTGCCGCTACATAGTCACTCTCAAGCAATTGTACATG